GAATAATGAGTATCTCTCTGACCATTATCAATTATAAAAGCATTAGTGATATTATTGCCGCCAGAGGTAACCGAAGTTAAATCGTACAAATCGTATTTTGTTAAAGCAGCGGATCCCGAAGATATGGTAACAGTATCCGTACCAGTAACAAGATCTTTGGTTCGTCGAACTGCGTTGTTACGACTGATTTCAGCAACTACAACATATACCCCATCACTAACTCCGGAGAGTGTAAAGTTACCTGCCCCAAGAGTAATAGTACGAGATGTCTGAATTACACCGCTTGATTTTAAAGCAACTAACCATGTAGTCGGATTTACAAAACCACCGCCGCCAGGAAGCGAAATAGAAGAGGTACCGCTTCCACCAGAGACAGTGATTTCATCACCTTGTTGATAGGTGTATTCATAATTTGTTAATTGTTGTGGGCGAGTTTTAGAGAGCGGATATAATGACGTTCCTTTATTACCCTCGAACAACAACCCTGCTGCTTGTAACCGGAACCAATTTGTGCCGCTGGTACCTATCGACGCAACTGCATCAAAAGAATTGGAACCAGTCATTTCTATTCTATCAAGATATGCACGATAAAGACTAGTTGTTTCTTGTGCTATCGATTTGACATAAGCAGTACCAATACTAGTTGTTCCAGATGTCCCACTATAAAGTTGAACCAGTCTACCTCCGGAGGTTGACCCAAATTCAGTAAATCTACTGACAGTAAATTTGACATACGAACCATAATCGGTGGGAACAAAATCGGTAGCGGCTGCTGTGTATGCTTGTGGTCTCGGTGTTTTTAATCTAAGAGGGTATTCGTTTTCAACGCGATAACCTCGTACATACGCGAGACCAGGTCCGACGATAGCAAAAATATCTGAGTCAACACTTGTATCGTCTTCGAAAGTTAACTGAAAAGGTTCAGCAAGATAGTTGCCCGACTCTTCATAAGTGCGGCGAGCAATCATATCGTTAATCGTGTTATAATTATCTAACTCGTCTACCTGTTCAACAATCTTCGAATTAATAATTCGACATAAAAAGATAAACGAATCATCAGAAGTGATATCGTCTTTATCGATTAAGGTTAGACGAATTCTCCAACGATCTGCGCCGGGTGCTGCAACGTTAGGGTTATCGCCACTATTATCATAAAGTGCAGTGGTATCATTTACCGTTATGACATCTTGATCAATTCTAAAACCAATCGCCCCGCTAAAATTACGACTCGTAGGATTTAGAATTAACCCCTGTTTCTTAGCATATACGAATCTGCCTGATGCAAAAAAATCTCCTGCATCGACGAATAACTTAACACCTGCTCCAATAGAATTAGCATTAGAACTTACTGTATAGTTTCCTGAATTTAACGAAGCACCGGTAGTAAAGGTTGTTTCAGTAGAACCAGGTGTAGCACCACCAGAAGCAATATATCTAATATACACTCTCCAAGTACTATTAGCAACTACTTCAATAGGAAGTTCGGTTACGACAGCTTTAATACCTGTTGTTGTTTCTAGTAATGAACCAATAGTGATATCAGTGACTTGTGCGCTACCATTTTCAAGAACGACAAATTTATAATTATTATTGATTTCCATTGCACCCGATGCAACGGCAGCGCCCTCTTTAAATATGTTGCGCCCGAATCGAGTGATCTCTTCTTGTATAATAGTTTGCATCTGAGTAAGTTCTCTTCCTTGAAGAGACCTACCAGAATTAAAAAGAATTTTATGATAGCCGTCAGAATCTACCCAATCGTCCTTATAGGTGGTTGCGAGAGTAGTGCTGTTAAATGTATTTGGCATGACTTATCCTAGAAAGTGATAACAATTTTTATATCTTCGGTTTGATTTACATCTCGTTGAATAGGTTCGATATTATCTATGTATAGCAATTCGCCAGAGAAAATATCAATACCCGGATTCGTTTGGTTTGCGGGTGTCGTTCCATCGTTTGTTCCAGTAAGAACAAACTGAGCGGTAGATTGAGTAACGTTTTCGCCTCTGAGAAACGTTCCATATCCAGTATCAGAAGTTTGGTGATAATATAAGTTATTAGTAGCAGGATCGTAGTAATCAAGAATACCTTTTGCTAGACTAGTTCCGCCTGTAATCAAGTTGTCTTCTACTACGGTTCCTGTAAGTGATGCTGTTATTAATGCAGAGTTACCCTTAGACGTGTTGCCGCTAAAAGAAACAGAAGAACCATATTGTTTGGGATCTTTGATAAGAACAATCTGTCTAAAATCATTTTCTGTTAATAGAGTAACGAACTCGTCGTTTTCAAAATCCGTGGTGACGATAACAGAGTTTGCTCTTAAAGTATTAACAGGATCTTTTTCTACACCTTCACTTGGTCCTATAACTGCACGAACTGTTGCTTCTTCTGTAGGTATCTGACTATCGTCTAAACTTACAGACGCATAATCGTAACCAGAACCAAAATTAGTAATTCGAATAGACTTGATAACACCACCAACCGTGTCAACTGCTGCTGTTGCGCCGGTACCGTTTCCAAGGATAGTAGCAGTAGGTCCACTAGCAGAATAACCAGCACCGCCATCGTCTACTTGTATATTAAGTATTTGTCCTGCGGTTGGTTGTCCTGTCGGTGGTATTGGATTTGCAGTAGTTGCTAATTCTTGTATTTGGAATTGCTGAGTCTGAACACCACCATCTACTGGATCAGAAATAAATGTAGTTACCGGCATATAGGTAAGAGTCAGAAATCTATTGATCGCAACCTGACTTAATGTAAACAAGTATCTCCATTTATAACCTGTGGTGCAAAAAGCATCTAAGGTTGTAAGTTCATTTTCTTGCGATAGAACAGGATTGCTAATACCTAAAACTGCTACTGTTGGTTCAATAGTACTGTCCTGAGTAATACCAGCAGCATTAACGCCTTTCTGAATACAGAGAAACACTTCGTAGTTGCTGTTCATCACGTATGGTAAAACCGTTTGACTAACATCATCATAAGCAGGATAGATAACATCAGCAACCCAATCTTGGCGAGGAACAGCAGGGGAAACTCCTGTTACGATCTTAACATGCTGACAAGCAGAACGTGCTTCTCTGCCATACTCAAAATCTGCACGAGGAGTTTCAGGAAGTTCAGCGCCTCCGGGCCAAGGGGTCGATCTACCCAACCCGATATAAAGACCAGTGTTAAACGTGTCTTTCGTATCTTTAATAAGTTGGTTAATAAATTGTCTTGTTACTGTTGCAGTCATTCTGGTTTCCGTTATCTTACATTATTTATAGCGTTGTTGTTTCAATAGCGTCCACAGTAATAGCAGTTATATCCTTACCGAGTTTGTTTTCTCGTATCGTAGAAACATATCCTTGATTCGAAGGAGTAACCGAAATCTTGATTGTAATTGCCGATGCACCGGATGGTCGAAATCCAGACAGATCTACGGATCCGGTAGAAGGATTATAACTTCCTATATTATCAACTACTACTTTACCACTAGTAGTTGAAATAACTTGAATGATATTAGACCCTAATTTGTTACGTAGAATACATGTCAATCCAGGTGGGTAATTAAACTCTGAGGATTGTAAAGTATAAACCGTTGGCGAAGGTGAAGCAAGAGTTGTTGGAAAAACAATCTGGTATGCCTTAGACTCCCCTAAACTTGGATTGAATCTGCGTTGAATTTTAATAGATGCCTGACTTGAAAGAACACCGGGATCAGAAGCATCAATAAGTGTTAACAAATTGGATCGACGGAATGTTTCGCTAAACTCATCTGTAACAGTATCCAAATATGAACTAACAACACCTGTAACTGCTTGCTCGATTGAAGGTATAGTAGAAAAGGATGATAGCGTTTGATTGTATTGAAATGCTACCGAAACTTCAATGTAGGTCACAATCGGATCAACAAATTCTACGTCGAACGAAACAACAGACAGATTTTTAACCAGACTACGTATAGATGCTCGGAAAGATTCGTCTGGTGACGGTGTTATAGAAACATAAACGGTTCCAAACTTAGCAGGGATGTTATCTTCGCCGCCCCATGCGAGAATATCAGAAATTTTATTAGAAAAATTCCTTCGTATAAGCGCAGCATAATCCGAAGCAGTTACCATTCTATTCTGTGATGCGTATAGGAAGGGTGCTGATTTACGAATAGACTCGATGCTTTCTTTATTAGAACCACCCGAAGAGTTCACAATAGTAATCGGGATAATAGAAATGTTAGAACCAGCACCGTTAGGTATAGTTGCAGTGGTCGTAAAAGTTTTTGCTCCGTTTGCTGACACACCAGCGGTAGAGTTATAAGCAACTACAATTTTATCACCGGCAAGAGGTATCTCCCCTAACCCAGCTCCGTTACCAAAAGCAAGTTCGTAATAACCGTTAGGTGTTTCTTTGATAACATAAATTCTAGATTTTTCGTTAATTTCGGATACAGTGCTCACATTATAAAATGCTTTATTAGTAGCACCAACTGAAACCGTAACTGTATTAATATCCATATCAGGATTAGGGATAATGTAGGTATCAGTTTCACTGTAAGGTCCAGCAACAAACGTTTTTTGTTTTTCCGTACCTTCTCGTACAACTACGTTTTCCCATGTGTAAGAGTAAGGATCGGAACCTTTTTTGAACGTAGTGTATTCGGTTATTGTTTCGAAGGTGTAAGCAATGTCATCGACAGTAGTTGTGAACTTAGTTCCTGCTGGCAAAGGCAAAATATCGGAAGAAGTTTGAGACCCCTGTGCAGTCACGTTAATCGTAGCAGTTGATGAAACTTTTGAATTAGGAATATAACCAATTGCTGTTGATAAACCTATGACAGAAGAGCGTAATTGAGCAGTACTTAGAAAAGACTCGTTCAAAGCAAAGTTAGCAGTCAATGCGTTATAATGTGTATTGTAAGCAAGAACATCCAATAAATTAGAAAGTCCTGATGCCTCGAAGTTATAATCGGCAAATTCTGGTTTTTGTTCTATCCAAGTTTTTAAATTATTGCGAATCGCATTAAAGTCTAAACCTGTACTATTAATTGTTGTTGCCATTTATCTTAACCTCGAAACAGTAGTTTCTAATGTTACATTTTCATCTGTGTTTAAAACTTCGAATTCAATTCTAACCTTTAAAGTATTGGTATCCAAAGATACATTTAACTCCAAATCTGTTATTTTTGCTCTCGGTTCGTAACGAGAAATAGAACCTTGAACTTGTTCTATTAAATCTTGTTCGGTTCCATCATCTGCCAATTCGAAAAGCATCCCTCTCAGGTCTGCTCCGAAGTCAGGTCGAAATGGTTTTTCCATTCGATTAGTCTGTAATAGATTCTTGACTGCTTGTTTCACCGCCGCAGCATCTTTCTTTTTAAAGATATCGCCTGAACTGGTATTTACTGCAAAACTTAGATCAAAGTCCGAGTATAAGCGTGATCTACTCGTAGTGAGAGATGCCCCCTGTAAATTACCGTCTTCTGTTGAAAGTATCTTTGCCATGCAATTTATTTATAAGAGAATTTCAACCAATTCGTTTGCAGATTGTAGATTAGTGTTAAATCTTGTCTCTATTCTGCCTTGAAAGGTTATATCGAATGATGTGGGAACAGTTGGCATGATTACAACAATTTGACTAGATGCTTGACCAGAAGGGTCGTATGTATCATAATCTAATATCAGTTTGTCGTAATCGCAATAATCTTTCCAATAGACTGCCAAATCATATGTCTTCGAGAAATCTACTTTACCATTAGTTCCTATTAATTGATAAACTATTGCTTTCCCAGTTTGTCTATAATCGTTGATACTATCACCGGAAACGGTTTCGTCTATTGCGGGAACATATATACCTTCCGAGACAACAAGACGGTAATCATCAAATTCTGAATTAGCAGAAGTTTTCTTAATGAGTTCAGCATGTAAATAAAGATTACGTGCAATCTGTGCTTTATCAGCAGACACCCTTTCGAATTGATTTCTACTTCCTCGCGCACCCAAGAATTTAGCAACCGATATTCCTGGTGCCAGTATGGTAGTGTTAGTTATCTCATCTACAAAGTTTGGATTGTAGGAAGGATCTACAAGATATATCATACCCAGAACCTTTTACTTTTTTGGTCAGCAGGATTGTTACCCAACGGTTTCAAACCAAACTTCTTCTGTCTTCTTGTGCTAGATGATCTTCCGACTTCGCCATCTGTAATTTTAGCAAAGTCGGAAGAAAGTAAACCAGCACCAACAAGTTTGCCCGTAAATTTGTCGTTGTCGTAATTTGCTTCGTCTCTCAACTTAGATCGAATTTCATCGATGGTAGGATCACGATCAAACAATTTTTCATAGTCATCCGTTTTTAGTATTTTCGCAATCAACGAATCAGGATCATCAATGTCTGTATCTATAATCACTTTACGGATACCGAAATTACTGACGGCAAGGTGAGGAACGATAAGTTCCGATGTTGGTTCCGGTGCCGATGGTGCGGTTTCAATGAACGGGAAAATGGTTTCGTATTTCTCTGCTGCGTCTGTTGTTGGTGGGTCACCGCCATCGGATACCGCCGTCTGTGCCTTTCCAGCATGAGGAGCATAATTAGCAAACGGAGTCATTCCTGCTTTGTTTGCAAAGTCTGCCGTGATTGCTTCTGCTGCTTTACCTACCAGAGTTCCATAAAACGTTGTGCCGCCGTTTCCTTCTCCGTCTGGTGGTCCTGAATATGCTTTGCCATAGTGATCTACCAAAGTTCCACCAATGGTGCCTTTGGTGCCAAGAACAGATACAGTAAGACCTGTGATATTAGTTGTTTCGGATGATGCTGCCCATTCTTTTTCAGCAGTGGTGATGAGTGATCCACCCGAAGTAAGTTCAACATCACCTTGAACCCAATTTTTCTGAGTTCCTTTAACGAATAGGTTGTTGTCACCTAAAATAGTGTCAGAATTAGTTTTAACTATCTTAGTACTTTTAGACCCTTTGATCGTTGTATTATCATTTTTGTCAATTGTTTTAGTATGACTTCCGTGTATGACATCCTCTTTGTTACCCGCAACATCTAAATTGTAATTCCCGTCAACGGTTACATTATAGTCGCCGGTTACTCGCACGTTTAAGTTTCCTTTGTAAACGAGGTTGCCTTCGCCTTCTACAATAACAGTATGGTCACCACCAGTAATCTCAACTTTTTTATTTACTGCTGAAAACAAAATAGATCCGTCTGCGCGTAATTCTAATCCAGCACCAGAACGATGTTTCATTAACATTCTTTCTCCACCAGGAGTATCATCTATTTCCCAAGAATGTCCCGATGCGGTTTGCTGCACTTGGTTATAAGGATACTGTGAAGGTTTCTGATCTGATAATTCAATCGACACACCTATATCACCACCACTATTATATAATTTAGAAGTAGTCTCACCTTTGGCAGATTTATTAGTTGAGGATCCGAAAAAATAATCTTGTTTAGGAAATTCTCCGCTGGCGTCACTAAACCCTGTGCGAGAAACGCCTTCGGTTTCTTCTTTACCTTCGCCTATAACTTGAATACGTTTAGATATATTATCTTTATTGGTTGTCATTATGGTATCTTCGCTGTAATTAGTTCACTAGGAGAAAAAGGTCCACGTGCAGACGGATCTTCGAATAGACTTTTCTTACCGAACAGATCTTCTACATAATCCCTAACATCGAATCCTGGGTCTTGTTCGAACTGATCCACGTCATTATGTCCTAGTATTTGACCACCTGGAAAACGATTATAGAATGCCTGACAAAACTCTCGGAAAGTATTCATCTGAGATAAGGTAAGAGAAGAAGCGCTTCGATACGTGGTAGGAAAATCTGTACCAGACGGCGCATTAATACCACCAACAAAAACAAGACCTATGCTATATTCGTCGTGCCCATTTTCTGATGCATGGTCACCTTTCACATTAACAGGTCGCCCTCTCTGTAAGGAACCATCTCTGCGTATAACGTAATGATACCCTATTCCGTTTATACCTAGTTCGATATGAGTTCTATTAAGTTCTTCTGATCCTATATTTTTATTCGAATATGTATCAGTCCAGTGCACAACTACTTCTGTTACCTCACGATTAATTTTAGCAATTTCTGCTTCAAGTTCTTCAACCGAAGACACATATGTGAAAACTGATTGTGCATTCGTGTATTTCTCAGTGGATTCCATTTCAAAAGGATTAGCAAAAGCAGATTCTTCGTTCTCTGACAAAACCGTTCCAGCAATAGTAGTATCCAAATCATTTAAACTTGCTTTTATTTCTTCAACAG